AGCGACACGATCCCCGGGCTGCCCACCACCCCGCCGATCGACACCAGCGACTGGGTCGTCAAAGGCACCCCCACCGCCGACCCCGCCGAAGACGCCGTCGACGCGCCGGCGAGCAGCCACCCGCCGTTCACCGCCGTGGTGTACCCGGACGTCTGCGTCGGGATCTCCGTCCCCGCCGCCGCCGCCGTGCTGGCGGTCGAGTTCAGCCGGATCCGCATCGCCGTCGTCCCCACCGGCGTGCCGATCGCCGTCCCCGGGATACCCGCCGCGCCCGTCGGCAGCAGCCCGTTCAACAGGATGGACACCAGCGCCTGGTCAATCGCTGCCATTTACCGCTCCTAGTCGTAAATTGCAGGCATGCCACTGCCGGATATGACCCCCGCGCAACTGCTTGCCGGTGCCACCGAGGTCTTCGAGCGAGTCCCAGATGCCGTGCTGGTCAAGAACCAGGTCGGCAACCTGGCGATCGTGCAGGACGGCACGTACACCGGGTACCTGGATCTGCGGTACGGCACCGTGCATTTCGAGGCAGAGGAACTAGCGGAGGATTAGCCCCGCTCCCTGCTGCCGTCAAGCAACGGCACCTGATCCTCATCGATCCCGAGCAGCTGCCCGAGATCCAGCGTCACGTGAATGATCGTCCGGCCGCCCGCGGACACCACGTGGCCGTCCGCGTCCAGCACCCGCCACCCCTGGTCCGGCTCCCACGCCGGCTCCGGCGGAGCGGTCAGCTTCAGCAGGTGCATCACGGCTTCGTCACCTCCGCACGCGCCCAGCACACCGCGGCGTCGTCCGGCCACGACCACCCGTCCGGCTTGCGGGCCTTCAGGAACGCCCCCGGCGCCTGCGGGTCTTCCTCCAAAACCAGCACCTCCAGGCCCGCGCCCCCGATGACCTGGCCCATGGTTTCCGCAGAGAACCGCCAGTGATCCGGGGCGTTGTGGTACGCGAACCCCGCCGACGGCACCGTCAGCACCAGCACGCCACCGGGTGCCACCGCACCCACCACGCCGCGGAGTGCGGCCTGCCAGTCGGGGGAATGCTCCAGCATCGACGTGGACACCACCAGGCCAGCCGGCCCTTGCAGGTCCGCCGCGTCCATCACCACGTCCACCCCGGGCCCGGGCGCCAGGTCGATGCCCGTGTACGACGCAGGGCCCATGGCCATGATCTGCGGGCGGACTGAGCCGTTCACGTTCGCCGACCCGGCCTCGATCACATGCTGCCCGGTGACGTCCTCAGCGGTGATGACCCGCGCGGTGAACTCCAGCACCGACTCGTGCATCCCCGCTCCCGCCCGGGACGATGCCCCACGCCAGGTGCCCGGCGAAACCGGCCACGCCGAACTCATCCGCCACCCCGGTCACCGCGAACCCAGGGTGACCCGTCGCCTCACCGCGGCCGTAGTCGTGGAACGCGATCCACCCGCCCGGCTTCACGATCGTGAGCGCGAGGGCCAGGTCCGCGCGGACCGACGCCTCGTCGTGCTGCCCGTCGATGAACGCCCCGTCCACCGTGACGCCTTCGGCGGCCAGCCTCGCGACCTCATCAGCGAAGCGGCCCACACATGGCGTTACCTTGCCCGCGACCCCGTGCACGGCCAGGTTCGCCCGGTACGCGGCCTCCGAGTCGTACGTCCCGGAATGCTCGTCGCCCTTGTGCCAGTCCACGGACCACACATGCTCCGCCGCCGACGCGAGGACCACGGTGGTGAACCCCTGGTACGCGCCCAACTCCAGCACCTTGTGCCCCTGCGCCAGGGCGGCCAGGGCGGTGGCTTCCTCGCGGGTGACCGCCGACGGGATGTCAGGGATGATCACGCCGCCTCCGCCTGCGTACTGGGCCAGCCGGGCCTCGAACAGGTCCCGGTCCCGCTCCTGGAACGACTGGCCCAGCCGGTAGGTGTCATCGTCGGGCGCGCCGCCGAACAGCGGGTGCAGGTGCTCCACCCTCGAGTGCACCGCCATCGCCCACGTGCCGCGCTGCTTCGCCGCCGTCACGATCTCGTCGTCGACGAACCAGTGCCGGTACCCCTCGTGCGCGACCACCTTCGGCCCGTCCCACGACGCGCCGGCCTCGTCGGCGTAGGAGCGGCGGACCAGCAGGTGCGTCGCGTGCTCACCCGAGGTCACCCGCGGGTTGTGCAGGTCATTGGTCCCGATCACCGAAGCGCCGCCGCGGGCGGCATGCTGCGCCTGGTCCAGCCACCCCGGCAGGAACCTGACATCATCACCGACGAGGAACAGCCACGGCTCATCGGTGGCGCCGTACCCGTGGTTCACCTTCTCCGCGAACGTCCCCGGCCCGTCGCCGCCGTAACTGACCACCACCGCGCCCGCTTCCAGCCATGCGGTGGAGGTCTCCACGTCGGCGGCGTCGGCGACCGCGTACACCCTGGCCAGCGGTGCCCCGGACTTCTGGAGCGACTCCATGAACGGCGCCGCGTTGCCCGGCCGGGCCAGCACCGGGACGATCACCGCCGTCTCCAGTTCCGCCGGCGGGACCTCCGGGGCACGCGCCGCGGCGGCCTGCGCGAAATACTCACCCTCGCCCAGCCACACCCGCTTCATGTGCGACGCCTGCACGCCCGTATGCACATGCACCGGGGCGCCCACTGCGCCCGCGCGGGCGCAGAACGACAGATCCTCCCCGATCAGCTGCCCCGTCGTCGGGTTCGGCGCCATGTCATACCACTTGCGCCCGTACTTGGCCGCGACCCGCTCGAACACCGACCGGTGCACCAGCACGCACGCGCTGCCGGTGCCCGCGCACCGGGTGACGGTGTCCCGCGGGTAGTCCCACCGGACCGCGAACCCTTCCTGCCCGTTGTCCAGCCGCATCCAGTCGAAGATCGTCGGGACCGCCCGGCAATGCCAGCCGCCCATCCCGTCCGGCTCAGACTCCCGCTGCGAGAAGCACAGGGCGCCGACGACGGGGCGCTCAAGCGGGTCGGCGGCGGCGAGGAGCCGCTCGCACGTGTCGGCGGGGAAACCCATGTCGGTGTCCAGCCACAGCAGCCAGTCCGCGTCCCGGGACGCCAGGAACTCCTTCACCGTGTCGTTGCGGGCCTCCACCAGGCCCGTCGCGCCGCACCGCATCGCGATGTACCCGCCGCGGATGATCCGCCCCTCCCGGGCCATGTCGAACCCGATCATCTCCACCATGGAGTGATGCCACGAGTAGGCGACCTCGTCGGAGTGGACGTACGCGACTGTCACCGCATCACCGGGCGATGGCACAGGTTCCCGGGCAGCAGGGCCGTCCATGCGCTCCGGTCTGCTGTCAAACGGTGTGCTGCCTGCCCTTACCGGCGCATCGGCCCGGGGAACGCTCACCCAGCCACCCGGGAACGTTCAGCCTGCGACCGGGAACGCACCTTCGCCGTCATCACCGGGTCCTCCTCACCCGGCGGGATCATCAGCACCGCCGGCGGCTCACCCGACCACGCCAGCCCATACCGGCAATCCGCCGTGAACAGGTCCGGGCGCGCCCTCACCAGGTCATCGTCAGCGAGCCAGTGCGTGCCGCCCTGCACCGTGACAGGCGCGCCCAGGTCGTTCACCACGGTCGTCGACTTCGCGAACACGTGCGGCAGGTCCACTACTCGAACCCCAGATCTTCCAGCGCCGCCCGCGCGTCCGCCGCCGACTGCTCCGACTCCGGGTCCGGCTTCCCCTCGCGCCCGGCGGCGGCCAGGTTCAGCCGCGCCGTCTCCATGTCACCCATCGCCTTGTGCACCGCCGGGTCACCCGACTCGCTGGCCTTCGCCCGCTTCGGCCGCGACGCCGCCCGCTGCTCACCCGGCGCCGCCGACGCGGCCTCCACCGGCTTCTTCTGGTCAGCCATCAAGTCGTCCCTTCTCGTCACTGCGGTGCCTGCGGTGCGCGGCCAGGATGTCCGCATGGGTGGGCTTACCGCCCGGGGAATGCCACCGGCACACCACCCACGGCGTGCCCTCCACCGGGAGGTGGCCGATGTGCCAGCAGCCCTGCACATGGCAGTTGTGCCGCCGGTACAGCGCGATCAGGCCGCCGATGACCGCCAGCTCGCCCAGGTCCGCGCCGATGCCGGACCAGAACGCGTACCAGGGGCCCGTGGCCGTGTCGATGCCCAGGATGTGCAGCAGGCTGCCCATCCTGGGCACCGTCCGCCAGGAGCTGGTTTCAGCTGTTCGTGAGGAGGCGGAAGCCCAGGTCGTTCACGCTGCCGCCGCCGATGCGGCTGTACGCGAACCAGCCGCGCTGCGCGGTGGGCCTGTTGTTGGTCACGTCGAACAGCATGGGCACCAGCTCCACCGACATGCCGCCCCTGCGGGCGATCAGGTAGTTGGAGAAGTCCCCGACCACGGCGATGCCGATCGTGGACGTGGTGTTGGTGGTGTTGTCCGGCATGTACGGGGACTCGTGGACGGCCCGGCGGAACAGGGTGTCCGCCCAGTCGTCCGGCAGGTTCACCGTGTACGCGTGGTACACGTTCGCCGTGCCCAGCTGGCGGATCGCGTTGTTCGTCGCCACCGACATCAGCCATGCGGCGTTCCTGCGGAACCGCTGCGGGAGCGCCTGCCACACCTTGTACGGGTCCGGTGCGCCGACCGTGCCGCCGGTGGTCAGCGCCACCCGGACGTTCGTGTTCGCCGACAGTGAGGTGAGGATGCCGGTGGGCTCCAGGTTGGAGCCGCCCGCGCCGCGGGTGAACTTGTCCACCAGCAACTCGTCGTAACCGGCGGCGAGGAGGGTGGCCATCTCGTCGGCGAACGCCGGGTAGTCCTGCCCGACCTCGATGGAGTACGGGAGGAACCCGCGGGCCATGTAGATCGGCACGACCGGCTGCGCCAGGGTCGGCGAGTCGTCCGACACCGCGGAACCTTCCGCGTAGTTGAAGTGCCACGACACACCAGCGGACGAGACGCCCTTCCACTGGTTCGTGTTCACGTCGACCTGGCGGGCCAGCTGCAGGAACGGGTTATCCGTGCCCTGCGCCGTCATGATGATCGACGGGTCGATGAACACCGGGATGCCGAAGCCGCCAGCGGTGGTCGTGCCCTCCGACAGGGCCCGGTACTCGCCGTGCGCCTGCATGGCGGTGCGCTCGTCGTCGGTGAGGGTCGCGGCGGCCTGCGGGTCGGTGACCATCTTCATCCACGCCGACCGGTACGCGTCGTTCTCCGTCACCAGGATGCGGCGGGCGATGTCGGTGTTCTTGCGGACCTGCCGCTCCACCACGTCCTTCTGGTCGCTGCGCAGGTGCGCGGACGCGCCCCGGTCATCCAGGACCCGCAGCGCGGCGTCGCGGGCTTCGGGGACGGACATGCGCCGCACCGCGCCGAACGGGTCACCCGGCTGGTCGTAGGCGTTCGCGGCGATGGCGGCCTGCACGGCCTTCGGGCGGCGGGAGAACACCTCGCGGACGGCGCGGTCCTCCTCGATGCGGGTAATCGCCAGGTCGCGGAGCTTCAGCCCGTACGCGAACGCCTTGGACTCGGCGGGGGTCTTGTCCCGCAGTTCGCCCTCGTCGGTCTGGTGGATGGACCGCAGGTGCGCGTCGAGGACGGACAGGAACTTCTCCAGTTCCTCCGGCGTCTTGCCGCGCAGTTCCGCGGGGTACCCGGACGCTTCGGTGATGCTGCCCGGGTCCTTGTCCCGAAGTTCGGGGAGGATTTCCAGGGTGCCAGTTTCGTCAGGCATGGATTCTTACTCCTTTGATGCCGCGGAGGGCGAGTGCCTCGCCGTCGCCGCGGTAACGCTCCGATAGGGGGACCAGCGGCTCGCGCTCTGGCGTGCCGCTTCCCCGGTCTGTCGCCGCCCTGGCACCCGCCGGGGGCCGCCCGATGACCGGAAGCTTGTCAAGCACCGACCGTACGCTCGCGGTCGTTGGCTCGTACGCCGGGAACACCACCGGGCCGAGCTCGGGGGTCTTCAGCCGCAGCAGGGTCCGCAGCGGCACGTCACCCTCGCGGTCCATCCACGTCTCGCCATCGTCGCCGTCGACGGTGAACCGGAACGACATGCCGTCGAGGGCCTGGTCGCGGACCGCGTCCCGGACCGGCTGGATCAGCCAGTTGTCCGTCAGCCGCGCCTCGATCCACAGCCCCTTCGCGTCCTCGCGGGCGTCGGTGATCTTCCCCAGCGGCATCGTGCCGAGCAGCGGGTGCCGGCCGTGCTCGAACATCAGCACCGGGTACGCGCCCTCGGCGACAGCGCGGAACGCGCCCATCGCGATCTGCTCGTCGAAGTCCTCATCCCAGCCCGCGATCCGCGTCGGGGTGTCGTACACCGCCGCGTAGCCCTCGAAGGTGAGCCCGTCGCCGTTGGCCTGCGCCGAGGACACCTCGAACGGGACCGTGCGGTACTCCCCGTCCGCGGGGGCGCTGTTGCTGCCGCTGGTGTCGATGCCGAACTTCTTGCAAGCGGCCATGATGCGGCCCTTCACCGAGGAGAGCGTGACGCCGTTCAGCGGGTACTTGGCCGCGTTCTTCGGCATCGAGATATATGCAAGGGCCGCTTTGGCGTGCGCCTTCGTGTCGATCGGGTACTTGCCGTTCTTCGGGTCGGCGTACTCAACCGAGCCGTAGGGCTTGCTGTCTGCCATCACATGCCTCCCGGCCTCAGTCGTCCCATCCCGACGGCGCACCCCCGCCGAACCCCGGGGTACCGCCAGCGGGTTCCGCCGGTTCCGTTTCCTCCCCGGCCGCAGCCGCAGCCGGGGCTGCGGCCGGAAGGCCGGGAGGGGCTGGCAGGCCGATCGCCGGGCCGTTGGGGAACCCGTTCGGCACCCCCGGCTCCGCACCCGCCTCCAGCGGGTTCACGATCAGGTACCGGGACGTCAGCGGGCCCACCTTCAGCAGGCTCATGTCCTGCGCGGTGACCGCGTCCCGGGAGGAGTCCGTCGTGTACCCGGCGCGGACCAGCAACTCCGCCGCCAGGGACTGCAGCTGGATCGTCTGCGCCTTCTGCAGCTCGGTCCGCGGCGGCTGCAACTGCACCGACACCAGCCCCGTGTGCACCAGCTGCGTCATGTCCTGGCTGGTCACCGCGATGATCGCCGACTCCGGCGAGAACCCGTCCTTCACCAGCGCGGTGATCGTGTTCGCCTTCACCTGCTCGATGTCGGCGGCGTCCTTGGCGTCCTCGCGGAGGATCGGCATGTCCGCGGTGTCGGTCCACAGCTCCGCGTCCGCCGGCACGCTCACCAGCGGCGCCAGGGTGGCCGCCAGGTCCTGCAGCACCGGGTAGATCCACGAGTCGGCGAACATCCGCCTGCTCGCCGCGAAGTTCCCCGCGTTCAGGCTGGAGCCCTGCAGGCCCTCGCCGATGCCGAGCAGCGGAGCGGGCACCCGGGACAGGAACGACACCCGGGTCTCCCCGCCGGCCTGCACCGCGCGGAAGTCGATCTCCGCCAGGTTCGCGCCTACGACAGAAGCGTCGGCGCCAGCGGTCAGGTACAGGGTGCGGTATGCGTTCACGACCCCGGTGTGCCGGTCGTCGATCATGTCAACGATGTCGTTGAACTGGTCCTTGGTGACCGCCGGGATGCCCTTCACCACCAGGTTCGGCGTCGCCCCGTTGCTGAAGTACGTCACCTTGTGCTGGGCGGCAAGCATGTCGCCCTGGATGTCCCGGATCGCCGGAGTGATCCACGACATGCCCAGCCCGGCGTTCTCCGGGTCCGGCAGCGGGTACCAGTGCGCCACCGACGACACCGGCAGCGTCCGCAGCTCGTTCTGGTTGAACGGGCCGATGCCGCCGTTCTGGTAGACGTACCCCAGGATCTCCCCGTCCAGCGCACCCGTCGGGTCGTCCGGTTCCTGCTGCGACCCGTAGACGACCGCGCACCAGTCGGGGCGCAGCACCCGCAGCCGGCCGTTCTGCTGCCAGTTCGTCACGAACGAGTTCCCGGCGAGGCCCGCGTGCCATTCCATCTTGCGGATCAGGTCACCGGTGGTCCCGTTCGGCCACGGCCGCTCCAGCAGCCCCAGCGCCGAGGTGCCGAACGTCCGCCGCGGTGTCTTCGTCCACGGCCGGTTCCGCAAGGTGAACCGCGCCTGCGACAGCACCAGCGCCCGGACCATCTCCGCGGCGAACGCCGGCGGGCACGCCTTCACCGCCGCCGTGTGCCCCGGCAGGTCGCTGGAGAACTCGCGGGCCTTGTTCGCCCCGTAAGTCAGGTTCGGCTGCCCCATGCCGTACACGTGGCCGCCGAAGGTGAACTGGTTCACCATCCCGCTGGGCAGCAGGTACTCGGTGATCCACTGGTCGATCGACGACCGCTGCTCGGCGGGACGGCGCCCAGCGCGGCGGTTGACCCGGTCAAGGACGCCCATTCACTGGCCTCCTAGACCGGTTAAGGTGCTCCCGCACGCTTGGCGTCCCGTGCCGTGACCCAGCCCTCGGCCACCGCGGAACCGCACCACGCCGCCGCGAACCACGCCACCGCCAGGGCCTTGTACACGACCCAGCCGAGGGCGAACAGGGCGGTGGCGATCACTGTCAGTGCTGCGCGGCCGGGGTGCGCTGCGCGGGCCCGCTGCTCGATGCGGTCCAGCGGTATGCGGTCTACAACAGTCGTCACTACCGCCAGCCTCCGAAAAACGACGCCGGATTGACGCCGTGCGTCATAAAGCCATGGCGGGCCAGCGTGATTGCCTCAAGCGGGCCGGGATCGGCTGCCGCGCCCTTCCACGACCACGCCCACGCATCCGCCAGCGCCCGGGTCTTCACCCCGGCCGCCGCCTTGTCTGCCGGCTCCTGGCCCAGGTGCCGCCACCGGCCGTTCGCCACGTCGGCCGCCAGCGCCCCGCACGCCTGCGCGTACTCGGCCATCCCCGTCATCTGCAGCCGCCACCGCTTCCCCGGCGGCAAATCCTTCCCCGGCGCTACGACGGCGAAGCCGCGCTCCAGCAGTTCCTTGCCGAACGCCCCCGCCGCCCCGGCCGGGTTCATCACCAGCACACACGGGTCATGCCGCCCCGCCAGCTCACACAACCGGGCAACCAGCCCCGCCGTGCCATCATGCGGCGGCTCCGTCAGCTCACCGTGGCCCAGGCCATCCGGGCGGCGCCCCGCCACCGCAACCGACCACGAACCCGCCCACGGCGACTCATCCGGCGCCACCGCGAACGCCAGCGCCACCGGCCCCGCGATCCGCGACCCCGGGTCCGCCAGCTCCGCCCACGCCGCGGCGAAACCCGCACCCGCGCGCATCCCCGACCGGTCCGGCACGTTCCCGTACGCCCGCGCGAACTCAGGGGCCTCCATCGACGCCCGCTCACTGCGAATAGCGTCCAGGGTGATCGTGTGCCGCCACGCCCCGGCACCACAGCGGCACGGGGGGTCCGGGCACAATGCCGGCATGAACCCGAAGTAGGAATCCTCATCCTCCGGATCCCAGCCGTCCGGCGCCGAATACTCCAGGTAGGCGATGCCGTGACCCGAATCGGCAGTGACAGCGGCGCGGCCCTGCTCAATTTTCCGGTCCAGCACCACCGACAGGGCGGTCCCGGCCGTCGAGCAGATCAGCAGTTGCGCGTCGGCGACCGTGATCATCGCCGGGCGCAGGCCCTGCTCCCGGCGGGAGTCCTGGTCGTGCCAGATCTCGTCCAGCACCGCCTGGTGCAGCGACTTCGAGTGCCCCGACGAGGTGGACGTGGACAGCAGCCGGATCAGCGACCCGTTCGTGAACTTGATGTACTCGTTCCCCATGCCCTCATAAATCCGCCGCACCAGCGGCTTCAGGGCCTTCGACTGGCGGATCAGCGGGAACAGTTCGTCCAGCCACTTATCCCGCGCGTCCTTCCCCGACTGCGCCGTGAACGCCGACCGCTGCGGCTGCACCCACCGCGGCGACAGGCACCGGTCAAGCTGCCACGACAGGTACAGCGTCGTCTTCCCCTGCTGCCGCGGGACGGTGGTAATCACCTCGCGGTACGCCGGGAGGCCCGTATCCCCGTCGATCTCGCAGCCCACCATGGCCGCATCGCGCTGCCACGGCATGAACGGCTGGTTCAGCCCCGCCGCGATCCGCGCCAGGTCACCGCCGAACGACTTCCGCTCAGGACGGCGGCGCGTCGCGTACTTCGGAGAACAACTCAGCAAGTGCCGTATCGGCGGAGCCGTTATCGTCATCCGCCGTCAGCTCCCGCAACGCCTCCCGGTACTGCCGCCACAACGCCGCATTCTGCGGGTTATCGTCCAGCGCGAACGCCATCGAGTGCAGGGACTGCACCGCCGCGGCGTCGATCCGCTCGATCCGGCCCAGACGGCGCAGTTCCTTCAGCGTCTGCTCCAGCTGGCCATGGTTCGTGGTCCGCAACCGTCCCCGATTCCCGTCACAGAAGGTGACCATCGGCGGCGCGGCCTGTGGACAACCCCGGGCTCCAGGCCAGCGCAAACGGCATAACCGCAGGTCAGAGCGTTTCGCGCTGTGTAAATATCGAGCGATGGC